GAACTTCTTGCCGTCCTGAACATCCGTCACCATGTCGGCGGTAACTTTACCAGCCGAGTTGGTGCCAGACACAGTGTAGCGAGCGCCGAGGTAACGCTTGCCGAGCGAAGCGATCTGCGGGTTCAGACGCACGGCCACATTGGTGCCAAGAGTCAGACTAGCAGTCACGATCGCTCCGGAAGCGCCAATCACCACGACATTGCTCGACAGAGCGGCGTTGTCAGCGATGATCACTTCGAAGTTGGTAGAGGTACCACCAGCGAAGGCTTCAGTCATTGCGAAGTTCATGTAAAGGTCGCCACCTTCACCCATGTCGCGAGCGACAGACAGGTCGACAGTATCAGTCGACACGGCAGTCGTGGTCACGGCTTGGTCAGTAGAGACGCGGAGCAATTTATCGGTAATCATGGTTTGATCCTTTCAGGGTTAAGTTGACCAATTAAGAAATGGCCGCTTCGGTGTTGAGCAGAGCATCAACGCGACGGAGCGGAACGCCCAGGAAGGACAGCCAAGAGTAAGGCATACCGAACTGGCTCAAGCCTTCGTTGATCTTCAACACATACTGGCTCTTGTCCAAAGCCGCGATCGACAAGCCAGAGTGGACAGTGCGGTTCATGTAGAACGCGGCACGACCCATCGACATGTTGGGGATGCGGTACAGAGCACGAGCCATCAGTTTGATGATCGCAGTTGCGGCGCTAGGAGCCTGGGTGCCAGTCTGAGCGATCAGGTCGGACACATCGATGTTGGCGATGCGCACGACATAACGCCAGTCTTTCACGACCAGACCATTCTTCCACTGGTAACGAGTAGCCAGGGCTTGCATGCGAGTGCCGTCGCTGTTGTAGACGGTTTGCTCGCCGAGGTCTTCATGAATCAGACCAGCCTTGGAACCCTTCGGGAACGGGCAGTACACAGTGTTGTCACCCCACACCACGAGGTAGATCGAGGTGTTGTCAGAGCCAGAGCCACCAGCCTTCAGAATGTTTTGGCCGTTGGCGGCAGTGCTGTCGCTGTAGCGAGCGGCAAGGCCGAGGAACTGCTTGGGATCGACACCAGGGTTGCCATAGAACATGGTCGTAGCCTGGGTCTGGTTCATCGCCTCGAGGAAGGCGGTGTCTTCAGACAGGCGGAACTGAGCGGTGTTGCCGTTCAGCATAGCCAAGTCTTTGTCCACTTCAGAGCGGGCTTCCAAGATGCCGCAAGCCTCGTCCACTTGTGCAGTGGTCGATTTGCTCGAAGGGATACCTTGGTTCAGCGCACGCCAGTAGACAGTGGGCAGACCAGTACGGATTACGACGCGCTCGCCGGTAGGCAAGTTGCCTTCCTTGAACACGCAGTCCTCCAGGATTTCGTTGCTCTGCGAAAGCAGTTCTGCAACGATGGGAACTCGACCGTCCGGGTCGACGCGTTTGGCCCAATCGGCCAGGGTGAGAGAGTTGTTCGACAAAGTAGCCATGATGGACTCCTATTAAGTTTGCTGATTTGAATAAAGCGCGGATGCGAGGTCGTTGAATCCCTTGGGGCCAGATTTCTGACCACCTCGAGTGCCACCGACAAAGCGGTCCTCACTGATTGCTTTGCCTGCCCTGTACATCAATCGGATCATCTCCGGGTGATTGCCCAGGCCAGACTCGTTTAACAACTGGCGCAACTCCGGCGATCCGAATGCGTCAAGTGCCTTCTTCGCAGTGACCAGGTTGTCGTTGAGTTTTTCACCCCCGAACTCCTTGTCAGTGCGAGCGGACTCGGCCCACTCATTTCGCACAGTTTCCAATGCTTGCATCTGACGCTCCAAGATCTTTGGTGCGACTTTGTCAACCATCTTCTGCGCGGCATCTTGCGGCAGATTCAATTCCTTGGCGATTTCCGAGAATGAGTTCATCACCTCAGGGTCGAATTGTTGGCCCTCTGGGGGCTTGAATTCGTACGCTTCCGGCGCTCCCTGCTTAGAGGTATCACCGGCCTTGTCGCTTTCGGCATTGCCAGTCTTCTGACCATCTTGGCCAGCCTGCTGGTTCTGCGTGCTATCAGCCTGTTGTTGCGATGCCTGTTGCTCGCCACCCGTCGGTTGCGTGCTCGAGGCGTCTTGCGATGCGGGTGCGCCTTCAGTGGTCGTTGCGGCTTGATCCGTCATCAGCGATTCTGTCATTGGATTGCTCCTTTACCATTTGTGGATACAACTCAGGGCAGAGAGAGTGAACCATCGAAAGCATGCGAAGCCCGAAGTTCCTGTTACCTTCTGCGAATGCCATTTGCATCGAGTTGGTATTGAACGACAGACGGAACACGCCCGACTGATCCAGAAGACGCCACACTACACGGCGCCCCCTCTTGCTACCCATGAGCCACTTGAGGTCTGCCTCTTCATTCTCACGGGCAACCTTCTCGCGCACTTCCCTTTCGGCTTTTGCGCGTTCTTGCCCCTTGAGATCGATCGGGTCAAATTCTTTGCTCATGTCGCCAATCTATCTATGGCACATCTGGATACGGGTACCGTCATGCCGCAACTTCACTGACGGTCAGCAACAAAGATGGTGCCGCTGGTTTGGCTGGTGAGGTTTCTGGGCCATGGTAGGCAATGGTGATGCCTGCGTTGTCGCGTGCCCAGTAGATCTCGACATAGTCGCCAGCATTCATGTCAATGAAAAAGTTCTGGCTTGGGATGATGGTACCGGCCTTTCCGCCGTGACTGCTTGGCACTGAATACTTGAAGCGGCTGTTGGGTATGTCCAAGCCGTTTTTGCGGCCCCACAACTCAAAGTAATGAGCCTGGCTGTCGGTGTTGTGCAGATGCGTTGACAGTTGCCAGTTGTAGATGGCACTGCGGTCGGCATAGATCTTGGTGCTCTCAACCAACCGCACGCCCTGCTGGATGGCGGCTGTGTTGAACGACATTGCGGACCCACTGGTGTTGCCGGTCTGGTTGGTCGTGTCCAAGAATAGGCCATAGTACGGGGCACGCTGGAAGTAAAACTCAGACCCGTCAGGATCTTTGACCCCGACGATGTCGCCGGTCGTCTCGTCATACAGCCAGGGGGCGCCCTGGTACTTTTGGCGTGCGCTCATTTCTTGTCCTTGTCTTTGCCGTACAACTTCTCAGCGGCTGATTCTTTGAAGTCTTTGCGAGTCGGCGCACCTTCTTCGCCAGGCTTGCGCATGCGCTCACCTGATCCCTGCTCGATGCGTTTTCTCTTCGCATGGATGTTGGCCCAAAGTCCTGGTCCTGGCATGGTCAACCCTTCTTCTTTTCTTTGTCTTTGGCCGGATACATCTTCTCAGCCATTTGAGAAAACTCCCGGCCAACAGACTGAGGTACCCCGGCTTTCTTTGCGAACTCCGGGTTGTTGGCGACGGCCCGCATAAAGCGAGCCTGCTTCTCAGTCTTGGCTGGCATGGTTACTCACCAGAACCGTAGAGCATGGTTGATGCTTCGGCATTGCGTTGTTGCTGGTTGCCCTGGATCTCCATGTCGGTGATCTGCAACTCGATGCCCATGTCTTCGCCTTCGCCTTGAGTCTCGTATGCACGAGTCATCTTCACATAGGCCTTAGCCATGATCATCATCTCAGTGCCGACTTTCGGCAGAGCGGTGATGCCAAGTTTCTCGAGTTCGTCTTTGCCCAGGCTAATGCATAGGCCGTACGGATAACGCGGCTCGTCTGCCTCGTATTCGCCAGGCATCTCTTCGCGCTCGGCGGGTTTTTGCATATTGATCATTGCCATTTCTCAGTCCTTTCAGGGTGTGTTGTAGCCAGAATACATGTCGATCACATTGGTCAGTGCGCTTGGCTCGACCGTCTTTGCCGCCGCCAGATCCCTTGCGGTTTCTGCCTGTTGCTTCATCGAATCAGCCTGGGCCTGCGCGGCCAGTGCCTGGTTGCGTGCATCGCGGATCATCGACACCTGGTCGCCTGCCACCAGCATATTGGGATCAACGCCCAGCATGTCGGCATAGGCATCGACCCACGCGTCGCCGTTGAACTTGTCGAGCACTTCAGGCTTCATTCCTGCAACCACGCCCAGGTTGCCGACGAATCGGTCAACGCTGTTGGTGCCAATCGCACGCTGTGC